ATGAAGGACTGTATCAAAACAGGCCTAACCGAAGAGAACAAAATGGACGATTGGGATTCAATTGACGCGGCGGGTGAACTTGGGTACTGCGAGGCTTTTGATTTTAAATGCGCATCCAAGAGGACATGTAGGGCCTGGGTCACGGGCGGACCAGTAACTCGGACTAAGAAGTAAACCTACTTAATTGGGCATGCCCCTGTAGCACAGTTCTCTGCATCGATATCTTCGCCGACTTTAGAAACGTAAAGCGGTACGGAGAAGTCGACTTTAGCAAGCATCTTTTCGTATGAATCTTTTGTTATTTCCTCATATGGAGCAAGAGCAAAATTGTGCTCTGAATGGAGAAGGAAAGAAACAGATTTAACGGAAGAGTCGTAGTTCTTCTCAAGCCATTCTTTTATGTCCGTTAGCTCCTCTTTTCGGTAGTAAACAGTCACAGAAACGGCGTTATCTGCCCACACGGTCTGCATCATCTTAACCCACTCAAGTTGTTCAATTGCTGTCATTTCTGCTGCGAGCACCGCGTTCGCTGGAGACTCACACGGGAATTCGACGACGTACCTTGTGTGGTCTTCGCGGCCGTCAATACCAATATCCCACTGAACCCTGTATCCACGCTTGCGGCAAGCCTCAACCAGGGGGTCAGCCGAACCAAATCGAACTCTTCTTATGTAATACCTAGCGTAGGCTGGGTGCACCCCTGGAGTTATGCCCGGCAAGAGCGAAAGAGTTCCGGACGGCTGAACAGTAGTAAGCCTTACAGACTTGGGGAAATTATTTTCTTTTGAGTAATTCTCATCAAATTCGCGAAGGTTTCTATAAACGGAATCTAGCCATGAAGTCTGTTCTTCTGATGCCTGAAGAATGCCAGTTACTGACTGCCCCAGTCGTGCGTTCTGCTTAACAATATTGGTTGTCTTCTCATACGGGTAGTTCATTCGTGTTATCTGCTTCTGGACCTTATACAGCAGAATGCTTATTTCCTGAAACTGCTCAATCGAATCTATATTCGGCAAGAAAATTGTTGCAAGGTTGCAAGATTCACCATCGGCAAGACCTATTTCTGCGCAAGGGTTGAACCCGTCTACTGTGTTGTCTTGCCTCTTTTCACCTAGACGTCCATATGTACGCGCAAGGCGACGATTTAGCAGACCGTATGGTTCCCCCGAGCCATCATACCCCTTCCATAGTTCAGGCATTATTTCATCAAAATGGTCTGCATAAATACTGTTATTGGAATTAGCCCTCCATGCGGGGACGTTCCCTGATGACCAATTCTTTGCACGAAGGAAAAGAACGTCATCGGGGTCACCCATCGCTATTTGCGCTGACCGCCTTGACGAGCCGGAAACAACAATGCGACCAATAATGTTGCAAATATCCAAAACATCAACAGACCTCAATTTCTTGCCAATACGATTATCTAGAACTTTACAGATGTCAGTAATTCCTTCAATCAACGCACCAGGACCGGAAGCTGTGCCCCCGAATGTTTTTAGCGGAGCACCAAACTCTCTAATTAATAGCGTGGAATACGTGAAAGACCGTCCAGTATCAAAGTAAGACTTTAAAACACTATGTAGGAGTCGGCGCCACCCGGTTCGACTATCTGGAACAATAATATCTGCATCATTCGTGCGCTCATGCGCAATCACAACGCCAGCCTTGACTTTAGGGAGCTCGTGAATTTTCGAGCGCTCTACCGAAAACCCAACCCCGCCACCGAGCATGAGATAATCGAAAAGCATTTCGAAGTCCTCAATTTTTTCTATGTTTGTGAAGTAGCAGTTATTCAGCGATGTTGCATTGAATTTGTTAACGAGAGGCGTACCAAGCTGCCATAGCGAACGGCCGGAAAATGAGCACCGGAGATTAAAGCAATGGTCAAACAGCTTCTCTGCTTCTTTCTCTGATAATGGGACTCCAATTTCAAGAGCGCCATTTATCACACGCTCAAGCGTTTCAGTCCATGTTTCATTATTTCCATTATCGTTCCGTCTGCTATATGTGCGAAGAAAAACTATTTCCCCCAAGCCGTTAAAGCCCCACGGGGGTGTTTTTAGGGAATATGAATCTACAAAATCTCTTCCTAGCTGCATCATTTCTTCCTTTGGAGACCGTGGGTGGCTTTAGAGATACGATTGTATCTCATTGGAAAATACTGAAACCGTCCAGTGTCCCCGGAAGTTTGACCGTTCAGTTTTTATAGAGATTTTGGATTCTTGACTATTCCAAGACGAAGTGCTTCAGAAAAGGGAACATACTTTCCCTTGCTGTGGATAAGAACATCTGCCTTAACGTATGGATTTATATGTCGCTCTTCATAAATGTCCTCTTCTACGAGAATCATCTGCGACTCCATTAATGTTTCGCTTATTCCTAGACCAAATATAATTTTCGGTGCAGACTCTTCTGAGCCGGGACAGTCCCCTGTTGGGTGTCCGCAAATCGGACATGGCCCTCTATCTCCGCTCAGGATTGTTGTGTCGGGGAATACCCTCCTGTTCCCCCCATCATTCGGCGTGTTATAAAAGGAATTCATTGGATAATTATACAGTATTACATTTCCTGTACGAAAAATCCGTTCCTGACCATCGCCATCATCAACTCGTCGAAGGCCTCGGGTGGTAACTCTTCAGAATTTATATCCTGAGAAATGGCCATGCCAAGCATCTTGGGATATGTGTATTCTCTCATAACTTTTTCCCCGCCGCCAGGGTGAATAAGCATGTCGAGCCATGTAATTTTCCTTCCCTCGCCATAGACGTACGGAACTGCAACAACATCGACACGAGGCTCGCCATCTATGAGAGATGCGTGAGATATTGTCACACACTCATGAACTCCAGAAATACTGTCATCTGCAAATATTTTAGCTAGGTCTAATTCATGAGTTTTTTCTTTATCGAATGAGCAAAACCCCTCCGCGACCATTGTTATGTCCGTTGCGCCCCAGAATTTACGGAGCGCCACGCACAGGGAGCCGCATTGAGCCAGTCTGTCAGCCGGGGGCATTCTCATGTATTCCCTCTGAAGTTGAGCCACGATAGACAGACGACCGTCCGCCCAGCCAAAAAAATTGAAATTTAGGTCTTCGCCGAGCCCGTATTCCGTTACGGACAGGGCTTTTGCTAGTTGGGCAGACGTTACGGACAGCGCTATTTTACTAAAAATGTTGTCATAATTTCCGTCCATTTAAAAAATTCTAGTATATTTTTCCTACATTTCAGGACATCCCCTGGGGCCGCGCTTCTACTACTAATATTGGCGATATGAGCAACACTAAGAAAAAAACAGTCAAAAAGACAACGGCCAAAAAAGCACCCGCGAAAAAGCAGGTAGCCAAAAAAGCCGCAGCACCCAAAGCCCCCGTGAAAAAGCAGGCGGCCAAGAAGGCTGCACCAGCTAAGAAGGCTGCACCGGCTAAGAAAAATAAAAACCTTATTGATTCAATCGAAAACAAAATTGAGGCAGCTACGGGCATTGAAATTCCTCAGTCCGTAATTAAAGAAGTTAAAGAAATGCACAACGCTTTGAGCGAGATGGATATGCCAAAGTTTTCGACAACAAAAACCAGCAACGGCGATGTAAATGTAAGTGTGTCATTTTCTACTCCCCCATCGCTAAAAAAGCTCTCCTGGTTTAAAAGAATATTTGGTCCTAAAAAAAAGTAAACTTCGCCCGTGACGACGGAGCACAGGAAAGCCCCAAGGCGGAAAATAGTATCCGTTAAAAGAACGGGCCGATGGGGTCAATATCAGCACGAGCACAGGCTTAGCTGCGGTCACGTTGAATTACGCCCAAGAAAAGCGTCTACCCCCACCCTCGCGTGCGCATGGTGCTATAGGGCGGCAAGGATGCAAATTGAACTTTCGTCGCTGGGAAAAAATGAACAGCAGCAACTTGACGAGGGCGATGACCCGACTGTAGAGTCGCGCATCAGTCAGATACGGGCATCAATAGCTGCGAGATTTTCTGTTCCGCTGGAAGCAGTGGACATAGTTTCGAGCATTGCGACTGGGGAAGTTGTTGTGAGTTATGCAACTGTTTTTCTTTCGCAAAACGACATACGCCGCATATCTGAGTAAAGCATCTACGGCATGGGTGGGAAATTTGGGAGACAAATTCGATGAAGCACCAGAAAATGGGAGATGCAGCGGGGAAGACCCAAACATATGGTTCCCTGTATTCAGCAGGTCGCCAAGCAAGCGGGAACGCACGGCGGTAAACAAAAGAATAGCGATAGCAAAATCGTTCTGTTCAACCTGCGAGCACTCAGTCCAGTGTCTCGAATACTCCTTGCGTCACGAACCCCTGGGCATATGGGGGGGAATGACGGAGCTGGAGAGGGCCAAGTTGAGGTCAGCGCGCGGAATCAATCTCTCCCGTGAGGGTAGGATATTTTTTCCTGGTGTCGGCATGAGGAATGCCAACGGCACAAGTGCTAGCTACAGGGCAAAGATAGATATCGATGGCTAGCGCTCAATATAAACACACGCAAACGCTCCTCAGCAGACTCGTCGGTGTCAGGTCGACCCCTGCGGGGTGGGAGGCCTCATGCCCCTGCAGGGACGATGACAGGAATCCTTCCCTATCCGTGGCGGAGGGTGACGATGGGAAGGTATTGCTCCACTGTCACAGGGGGAACGGGTGCGATGTGGACAAAATATGCTCATCGATTGGCCTGACCACATCTGACCTATGGCCACCGAAAGAACCAGAGCCGATTAAAGAAAAAGACAAGCTTACTTTTGTCAAGTCTTACGACTATCTAGGCGAAGACGGAAACTTACTGTTTCAAAAAGTTAGATATGTAAATCAATATGGGGTAAAAACATTTAGGCAACGAAAGCCGTCAGGAAGAGGAGAGTGGACCTATTCCTTGGGCGACACTCCAAAGGTTCTATATAACCTTCCGACGGTATTAAAAGCCGTTAAGGGCGGCGACCCAATCTGGATTGTCGAGGGCGAAAAGGATGCAGACACCCTCACCGAGATGGGTGCGACAGCAACAACTGCCCCAGGTGGCGCCGGCAAGTGGCTAGACATACATACAGCAGCTCTTGCTGGTGCAACGATTGACATAATTGCAGACAACGACACACCAGGGAAAGAGCATGCCGCACTCGTCTGCTCGGAGTTAGAAAAAGTCGGGTGCGACGTTCAGGTATGGATATGCCCAGACGTAAAAGACATTACAGAGCATCTTAATTCTGGTAAGGGCATAGATGACTTGGTTTTTTTTGATGTATCTACGGTGGAAAAAACAAATACATCAACTGGGCTGGACCAGGGCGAAGGAGCCAGCGATGGTGAGGTCGTATTATCGAAAATATCTACTCTTCTAAACAGGGACGACCTAACTATCGAACAGAAGATAGTCAAGGTGTCGAATGCTATTCATTCCTATTCCTCCACAGAATTAACGCTGGACGCTGGCCGCCTTGTTAATTGGGAGGAATTCCTAAAAGAGTCATCCAGTGATAATTATGACTGGGTAATACCGTGGCTTCTTGAAAAGTCGGAGCGAGTTATCGTTGTCGCAGCAGAGGGCGTTGGCAAAACAATGCTTGCGAGACAGGTCGCCATACTCACCGCGACTGGAATGCACCCTTTTACGTATCAAAGAATTAGTCCTGTCCGGACTCTTACCGTGGACCTGGAAAACCCAGAAAAAATTATCAGACGAACCTCTCGGTCTATTCAGGCCCAAGCCCTCAGCTATGGATTCGAGAGAAAATCTCTGGCCGAGCTCTTTATTAAGCCATCTGGCATTGACCTGTTGAGAGTAAGCGACAGAATGCTTCTTGAGGAGCAGATAGAGAAAACTCAGCCGCAGATACTCGTAATGGGACCTCTTTATAAGTCATTTGTCGACCCTGGTGGAAGAACGTCGGAGGCGATAGCAGTTGAGGTGGCCAAGTATCTTGACTACATCAGAACCGTCTATGGGTGCGCATTGTGGCTGGAGCACCATGCCCCCCTCGGCCAGACTACGTCTACAAGAGACCTTAGGCCATTCGGCTCGGCAGTATGGTCTCGGTGGCCGGAATTTGGAATATCACTCCAGCCAGATTTCGGTGCTTCAACGCCATACACATATGATGTTCGACATTTCCGTGGTGCCAGAGATGAGCGCCCATGGCCTACTAAAATAAAGAGGGGTAAACGATTCCCGTTTGAGGTCATCGAATTCTCCGGAAGCTCCACATAGTAGGAATAATGACAAACGACAAAAACAAGCCCATATCTCGAGAATTCCTCAGTGAAAGAGATGCTCGCATATTCAAGATGCGGCAGGCCGGAACATCGACTTCAGAAATAGCGAGACGGTTCGGGGTGACAACTAGGGCAGTCTCTAAGGCCATTCAGCGCCAGCTAGAGAAGATGAATCAAGAAACGATGATGGCATACCCAGAGGTCCTCAGAATGGAGCTAGAGCGCTTAGACAGCCTCCAGCAGGCAATATGGCCGATGACTCAGCATCGTAAGGTCAAAATGGACGACGGCTCAGAGGTGCCCGTTGAGCCGGATATGAAAGCGATTCAACAAGTTCTTTCTATTATGGATAGAAGAACGAAATTGCTCGGTATGGACCACGTAAATCTAAACGTGCAGATGGATATGAACCAAATAAATTCCGACCCAATTAAGGTCACTCTTGCCGGTGCCCTGGGAAATCAGGAAAGCGAAAAATTTGACCCCGAATCGGAGGCCAAAAAACTGCTCGAACTTATGGGCGCTTCAGGGATACTCCCACCGGCTATGGTTAAGAAACTGCTTGATGGCGATAGCGATGTAATAGACGCAGACATCGTCGAAGACGAAATGGTCGCTGAGGGAGAATTAATAACTGAGGATGAGTGAGAAAAACTCTATGAGAAAAGCTATGGACAAGGTAGTTGGCGAAATGCCCAATCTATCCGTTGCACCAATGACCAAAGACGACGATGGGCCAGTAGACAAGCAGGTTCTAATCCGCGTAAACGAAAAAGACCGAGCGAAATGGAAAAAAGCAGCCGAAGTAAGCGGAGTGAATTTATCAACCTGGATTAGGCACGTTCTGAACGCAGCGGCCACCGATTTGCTTGAGTGCGGACACCCCATTAATCGACGGAAATACTATCCATGGGCGGAGTTCTGCCTAGATTGTGGTATGCGTCTTTCCGAAAAGCGACCTTCCGCTAGCAAACTATAATTAAAAGTACAATGCATTTGTTATGGAAAAAAACAATTCCGGCCAACCACGTCGCCGCAGCATAGTCTCCGTTGACCCGGAAGCCCCTCGAAGAAAAATAACCGGCAAAAGAATGCCGAATATCAATATTGAGAGAAAATCAATAGAACCATCTCTTATAAAAGCCTTAGATTCGGCCGAGAGGACAGTCGCGCCGATAACTAGGCCGCCCCTCGCCGATGGACGGTCAATGTATTTTGGAATGACACCATCAGAGATATCAAAGATGTGTGTTCCTATGTCAAGAGACGAGCAATTTACCTCTCTGGTAAAGATGAATTCGCTCGATAAATCAAATAAAGAAATAATTGAACCGTTTAGAAAAAGATTCGATAAATGGGCAGAAAATAAGTCTAACGCCGTTGATTTTTCCACTGGCCCCCTATCGCAGCTGCGCACCGCAGTCGAAAGGGCACTACTGGAATCAAGCGAGTTTCTAAATGCCGTGCACAAATATGGCATGCCATCACTCGTTATTCGTTCTGAATCTGCAGAGAAAAGTTTGATGGAAACAGGATTTATCAAAGAACATCTTGATGCAGCAGAAAAATCAGACCAGAGCATTGATTTCGTTCATTCAGTATTTGACCCGTTTGGCAATGAAATAAGTTTTTCCCCCAAATCTCTAATACCGAGGGAGGCACTCGACGGCTCCCCAGAAAGCGGAGACATACAAATAGATTCGTCATTCTCTGGACACCTGCGTCATGAGTGGGGCCACTATTTGCACATAGCGGTCCTCAATGACTCTGAAAGGTCTGTTGGCATAGGGTCGCTCAAGAACAGGGAAAGTTCTCGACTGCTTGAAATAGCGGAAAAATATTGCTCCAATCAACCGCTATCCAAATACAGGGCAATACCGTTCGGGGATACGCCGGATACGCCGAGAGCCATATCGCAGCTTTCTCACGAAAGTCTTCTGGAAATGTTTGCGGAGGGCATATCCGCCTACTTGCATCCAGACGCAGAAGTAGGGCGGAAATCAATCAACTCTGTTTTGCGTAAAGACATAGAAACTATTCTGGGAGTCGTCCCGGATGAGCCTGAAATTCAATAATGACCATGCCACGCTTTGAGGATAGTGACGACCTCTACGATGAATACCAGCGCTATGCACAGGGGGCTCATGGTGAGCCGGAAGATTACGACACGTGGCTTGAATCGGAATACGGCAGAACCAAGCGTAAACGCCCTAAAAAGCAAAAGCCCATAAGGTTTGATAGGGACGGTGACTAAACTATGTCGACAATTTTCGGCTCAACCAAGGAGCCAAACTCAACCGCCCTGATTCGAATACTGAACTCTCAAATGCTCAGACAAAACGACTCGCTGATGGACGCGATAGCCATCGACGAGAGCGAATCCAAGAGTAAGCTTCCATCTCGAGAAGAGCGACTTAAGATGTCCCTAACAGAGACAAAAGAGTAGGAACTAAGTTCTACTTTTCTGCCTTCATTAGTTCCTTGAGTTCGGCCGCAAGAATATTCTCGTAGTCCTCTGGGTAACGATGCTGCAAAACGATGAGGGCACGGCGACGAGCCTCCTGTCGGATGGTCATGAGACGCTTCCGTTCGGCCCTTTCGCCTTCGGACAGCCTCGGCCGACCCCTGTGAAGCCCCTTGTTCTTGAGCTTGCTGTACTCGGACATTGAAATTCCTCCGTTTTATGTAGGTGGTAAGAATATATGCCATCTAAATACCCGATGCAACCCCCAACCGAGATTTTTTTTCTACTAATATCTCGCTACTATGACTGAACTAGACAAATACCTAACAGAATTATCTGAAATGTATGTTTATGACCAATTCTTTAGAGTTTCTATCTCAAGTGTTATAGATAGGCTTTTGGAGATAAGAAACAGCCTAGAACAGAATGCGGTTGTAATGGACGGGGACGAAATGGTGAAGCATTTTAACCGAAAGGGCCCCAAATGACAGAGTTGCAGTGGTCCTGGCTGCTCGCCGGGATGGGCGTTATGGGGATGTACTTCGTTGGGAAAAAGAGGTGGGAGGCATTTCTCTGGCTAATCGTTATGGAGTGCCTCTGGGTAGTCTTTGCCATACAAACCCGGACATATGGGTTTATATTGGGGTCAATTGCCTATATTCTCGTTTACCTGAGAAACGTCAAACACTGGAGGAGCGGTGGAACAGGTCGCTAATGTCTGGATTATATTTTTTCTCGCTGTTTTTTACCTGTTGATGAAGTCTTCGTCTGGCGATAGCTGGAAAGACTAGCGACCCTACGGTGGGCTCTTCTTTTCCTATCGCTACTGAGGTGGGCGTAAGTTTCGTTTAGTAAAAATTCCATTGGACAATGGTATTGAGAAGTGATAAACCACAGTGTAAGTTTCGTGTGACATGGCACACGGGCTTGTGGCGGAACTGGCAGACGCGCAGGATTTAGGTTCCTGTTCTACGGAGTGAGGGTTCGACTCCCTCCAGGCCCACCGAACAATCAGAGGAACAATGAGCGACAATTTCAAAGAAGAGACCTTCATCACGGAAGATGTGGAATGGCTTTCTGCAAGCCTTTACTTCTCAAAAAAAATAAAATCCCTTGAAGAGAGAATTAAAAGTCTTGAGTCGTCTCTTATGAATGCGAAAGATAGGGCCATAACGGCTGAAGAAATGATAAGAAAGATAGAGAGGGCCCTAAGTGAGTGAATACAGTATGGACGAGCTCGGAGAAGACCTTCGACTCTTAATTAAGGCCGGTCTTGTCGATATTTCGATTAAGGAAAATGGCGATTGGGTGTACAGAGCCGTCGATGGGGTTTCCGATATTTCTACCGAACAAATTCTTGCGGCCATCAATGCAGTAATAGAAGAAGAAGAATCAGAAGGTGTTTAATACGCCCGAACGTGGCGCAGCTTGGTAGCGCACCTGCTTTGGGAGCAGGGGGCCGCAGGTTCAAATCCTGCCGTTCGGACTGGCGCAACCGAACATAGCCCAATTGGCAGAGGCAGGGGACTTAAAATCCCCTCAGTGCAGGTTCGAGTCCTGCTGTTCGGACACATGGCACGTAGAATGAACGCTGATGAATAACATAAAAGTCATCTTCATCTTTTTTGGGAAGATTTTTTTAGCCATTAAAACCATGTCCTCACCGTCCTATTGGACGCGCGCCAACACCCTGGAGGCATGTGGATTTGCCACAAAAATTGCAATTATCTTTCCTGGTCTTCTATTTGGCAAACAGTTCTGGTGGATATACATTTTTGCAATTATTTCCAGCATTGCACTCATCTGGACATCCACAGTAAAAACGCTCCCCACCATAATCATTTTCAACGTTTTATGGGTAGTCCTTGCTTCCACGGCAATAATAAAACATTTCTCCTAGCTCGAGCCCCTATAGCTCAGTTGGTAGAGCAGCGGACTTTTAATCCGTGGGTCGCAGGTTCGAGCCCTGCTGGGGGTACAAAATAAAACATAAAATTGCTTATTATTCGGTTGAACTATCCTGATGAATGAGATATGGTTGCGTCGCTTGATGGGGAAATTTCGAACGTAAAAGCGAAAAGGGCCTTGGTAGCTCAATGGATAGAGCACCGGACTTCTAATCCGTAGGTTGCAGGTTCGAGTCCTGCCCAGGGCGCATGAAAAATGAAAAAAACAACTGCATCTACATAGGCTCGTCGGGCTTTGTTCGGCTGGACGGCTGTATGGGCGATGACCTATCAGTGGTAAATGCTGCTCGCGTTTCCTTCGCAAAGCGTTCGGAAGAAATGACAACCGCAGACATCGGATTAATAGGTTTTCTAATGCGTGAGCGTCACGGCACACCGTTCGAGCATAACGCCTTCAGATTTCACGTTCGATGCCCAATATTTGTCGCTCGTGAGTGGTTTAGGCATCGCATCGGCTCTTTCAATGAATTTTCTGGAAGATACTCAGAGATGACGGAGGATGCATACATGCCAGAGTATGAATACATAAGAACTCAGGCTGGGAAGCCTGGCGCATACAGTTTTGAGCCGATAACTGATGAAAATAAGTTACTTTCCATAAGTAGCGAAATCGAAAAATCGTACACTCAATCGTTTACGCATTACCGTCAATTACTCAGTATGGGCGTAGCGAAGGAATTGGCCAGAGTGGTGATACCGGTTGGTGCATATACTGAATTTTATTGGACAGTCAATGCAAGGTCACTAATGAACTTCCTATCTCTGAGAACGCATGAAACGGCCCAGATAGAGATACGGGAATTCGCCAATGCGGCAGCATCTCTTTTTATGGAAGAAATGCCAATCACCCACAGCGAGTGGGTGAAGAATAATAAGACGGCGCCATGAAGGGTTTTGATATTTCCAATAAGGAGTTCAATTTTGACGAGGACTTAAAGTTCGGTGAGATGGGGGAAGATTATGCTCGTTCTTTTCTTAGGGCAATAACAACCGGCGATTATGAAGTCAAAACAGATAGATACAGAAATGGTCGCATGGTCATAGAGACCAACCAAAACCCCAGAGGGATGCTCGACCAAAACGGACAAAGAATTTGGGTCCCGAGCGGAATTAATGTAACTACCTCTAAATGGTGGATTTATATATTTTCTTTAGATGGAGCATTTTTAATGCTCGAAGTTGCAAGATTAAAAAGATACTTAAAATTTAATAAAAAAGTCTTTAATGATGCTACGAAAATATCTCTTGGAGGCCTTGACAATCCTGCCCGTGGATTCATACTATATCCAAAGCACGTCAGCGACTTGCTGGCTAGTAGCGAATATGACCTGGGAGGGTAGAAGATGCCCAATATTTGGCCTACTGAAATTTCAGAGCGAATATCCGCCTAACTCCGAGCCTTCGTAGCTCAGTGGTTAGAGCAGCACTCTTATAAGGTGTTGGCCGTGGGTTCAATTCCCACCGGAGGCACTGAGAAAGGAAATGATGTCATCCTTTAAATATCCAAAACATCCACTCGAACGTCTCAACTATGAAGATGTCGTTAAGCAATACAAGACGATGAAATTGTCCAAGACACCGGAAACGCAGTGGGAAAAAGACGTTCGTGGCTACGTCCATCGTTCTCGTCTCATAGGCTGCGACAGGGTTGTCCGCGCACCGCGCTTCAGCAAAAGCAATAGGGGAGAAACTGGGCCGATACCGAGAAACAGCACCTACTACAAGATGCTTACTTCGTTCAATAAACTTAGGCGCAATAAAGTTCAAGCCAACTGGAACATCCCAGCATGGGGCTCATGGACTAACTACTGGTGCTCGCTTCCAGATTGCAGCGGGCCACGAATTACGCACTGGAAAGACCTGGGCAACGTAATAGGCACCGGTCTAATGTGGACGCAGGATTGGGAGCCGGTTCCAGATTCTATTGAATTCGATTGCATCAATGGGGCAACAGAAATTTTGATTAACGAGCTAACAGATATCGGTGTTTCCATCGGCATGGACATTACTGAGCATGATGGGTTTGATAGCGTAAATGTCATTTTCAGGGGCGATGGCGAAACATGCCTTGCTAAATGGGAGTGGACCGACCAAATGTTTACGGCTGAATGGATTGAACCAGAACCGATAGGCTCGGTAGTCAATGACATCTCTCGCTATTTGCCGAAATTTGCCCTAGAACGACCGCCATCAAGAACAATGATTCATTTCGAAGTTGTTGGAGACGTGGCCAAGTTCATCAAAGAAAACCAACTACCGTAGAAGGACTAAAGAAATGCCCAACAATAGAGGAACACTTGGCGAGATACACATCGGCGGAAACGATTATGAAGTTGTTTACGTCATTTGGCATACCACAGACCCGGTTGCTAGATGGTTTGTGACTATCGAGGAAACCGGCGAGAGAGCGATATTGAAATCTCTTGTCGACAGACGCCCTCACCCCGGAAATCTCGGATATACACAGGATGCATGGACATACAATATTGTTGATGAAAAGACATGGCTCAGAATGAACGCCGGGGGGCTTCCAATACCCCCAAAAAAGATGATTCCATAGGGCGCCAGTAGAGTAGGTATGGGGCCACGTGGCGGTGACTCCGTAAAAAAGTCTCTTCTAAAAACCACTACTTGGTATTTTACTGACCTTATTTTAACATTTACTATTGCATTTGCCATAACACGCGACTTAAAGCCATCTATTGCTATTGGCATTGCCCAGCAAACATGGGAACTACTTCTGTACTTCTTCCATGAGCGAGCGTGGGTAAAGTTTGGCAAAGACAAGGGCGCTTAGCTCAGCGGTAGAGCAACTCGTTTACACCGAGTAGGTCGGGGGTTCGAGACCCTCAGCGCCCACTTCACCCTTGACTTCTGGGGGCCCAGCCTGTAGCGTACTGAGACATAGCTCGTCAATTGACGACGATAGAGAGGAGAACCGTGGGGGATGACCTGACAACGAGCGACATCATTACTCGGCTTAAAATTGGCGCCACGCTACTTGACGAAGAAGTCAATAATGATGCGTATATTCGCAGGCTCTTGCCGCCGGCAGAAATT